TCCTCTTCTTCACCAAAGAAAAAGTAAACAGCCATATCAAACACATCAATTGGTATCAAGAATCTCATTTTTTTATTTCCTTATATTTATCGCTCTTAGCCTTTTTGTTGACTTCAACAAAATGGTATGGTGTTAATATAGAACCGCAAGTAGGGCATCTTGCTATACGTTGCTTCCATAGCGTTCTAGCCCACCCACGCCTACAATCAATAACCAATTCTCCACAATCTGGATTTGTACAACGATACATTATTGTTTTCTCCTTTTATATTTGCTCGAATGTCTGCGATGCTCCGTTGAAATACACTTCTATCTTTGCGGTCTTTCCATCCCTGTTCTTGTCCAGGAGCAAGTAGGTCTTGGTATCCTTCACCTTCTCCTTGCTTTCAAGCGTCCTTGTCTCAACCGATTTCCAGATAAGGATTGCAACATCAGCATCCTTCTCAATCTGCGATGATTCCCCGAATGATGATAGCTCCGGCCTATCCTTGTCAGCGTCACGAGTGAGCTGGGCTGCAACCACTACGGGCACATTCAAATCCCTTGCAAGTTGTTTGAGCTTCATGGATATGTCTGCTATCTGTTCCCGTCTGTCTTTCTTTTTCATGGAAAAGGAAGCACCAAGAATCTGTATGTAGTCAACAAAAAGAATCTTGCAACCATAACTTTCTACCATGCTCCTAGCAATGAAAGATAAGTCGTCAATATCCATATTCGGCTTGTCATAGATAACCGATTTGAGCTTTGCTTCCCTATCTACGTAATTAGCCATGATGGAAAACTCCTTGGAGTCCCTTGTCCCTAGCTCAAGTTTACGTGAGTCTATATTCCCATATTTAGCAAAGAGCTTGATGAGTATTTCATCAGCACCACTCTCAGCGGATAGAAAACCAAATCGGTCATTGCAATTTACTGCAAAATTTACAAGTAGTGAGGTCTTGCCTTGTGATGGTCTACCGCCTACATAGTACAGTTTTCGCTTTTGGAACCCAAATGTGCAATAGTCAAGAAGTGAGAAGCCTGTACTTAATCCTACCATCTTGCCATTATTCTTTGATCGCTCCGTTATTTCCGCTATACCATTTGCACCAACATCGCTCACATAGCGGATTTCATAATCGCCACGCCTGTCTATCTTCCCCATTTCATGGGAAATAATATCGTGGAGGTCTTTAGAAGGCAAAGCCATGGAAGATTGAACTTTTTCTATGAGCCTAGCAATCTGCCTTTTCTTTGATGCTTCTATTACTTGCTTCTCTCTACTTCGCCATGATGATGATATTTGCGTATCAAGGTTGTTGATAAAATCCAATGGAATACCAGCATTCTTCAATGCAATATTGTCCAACGCTCCACCATCCAAAGCAATCTGCTTCATCGCCATGAATGCCTTTTGTTCGATAGGATCTGGAAAATCTTCCTCTGTAAGTTTCGTCTCAAATAATATGCGTATGTTTTCCATGCACATGCCTAGAAATGATTGTGTCAGGGTCATAATAGCTCCTTTTGGTAAATTGTATCTTGCATTACTTCTGGTGTAAACAAGTCCTGTTGGCTTACATGTGTTTTATACCGCTTCTCTTGTGCTTCCCAATAATCCTTGTCAATTTCGCAACCTTCAAAGTCAAAGCCCATATCGTGACAAGCGATGCGGATTGAGCCGCTTCCAACGTGAGAATCAAAGATTTTATCGTTGGGCTTGGCGTAGTTTTTGAGAAGCCATTTGTAGAGGGCTACTGGTTTCTGGGTCTCATGTATTCTTGTTTCTTTATTTTTCATGTTACCTTGAAGCATTCCATTCCATCTAAAAGAAAACATTCTTGTTGCGGTTTTGAAAGATGTCCACGCAAGTTCACAGTCTGCAAAATTACCACTATTTTCTTTGTTCCAAACAATAAAACATGGTGTTTCATTGAGAGCGTAAAGAAAGTAATTTCCACCCCATATAATTTGGTTTTGTGATATTCTAATAAGTTCTTTAAAATACTTTTTTGATGGAGGTTGTTTGTCCCATCCTTTATTTTTATATTTACTTACTTTAGAAAGATTGTTTCCGCCAACACTACCGTTTACACCAATCCCATACGGAGGGTCAATAATCGCCAACTCGTAGTATTTATCTGGTATGCCTTTCATAAATTCCATGCAATCAATCAAGTGTACTTTATTCATTTATTACTCTCCTTCCATTCTTCAAACCCTTCTGGTATATCGTTGCTTTCGTGAATGGTAGCTGTAATCTCCACCTCATCCTCCCAGCTCTTGTTATTTAACCATGTTGCAGGGTAGGGGATATATTGCCCTCCTTCCTTCTTCCATTGGGGTGATTGCTTCTGGTTCTCGATAGCTTCTAGGATGGTCGTGAGTAGTGAGGAATCAATCTTGTTCCAAGCCTTCTCAGCGGAACCTTTGGCTTTCTTCTTGGGGTATGCTTTCCAGAATTGAGCGAATGCGCAAGAGTTATCTTTAATATCCTCTTTATTATCATCTATATTATTATGTGAAGATTCTTCATACCCCCTATGAACTTTCTTCATATCCCCCTGTGAAGATTCTTCATACCCTATGAAGTTTGTGCATGCTTTGTAAAAACAATTCTTGACACCATTTGAATATTCACTTTCCTTGATTAATAGACCACTTTTAGTTAATCTTTCAAGGATATTCATAACAGCACGCCTAGAAGTTCCAATACTATCTGCTATATATTTAGCAGAACCATAGAACCTGCTTTCTCCATCTTGCGAAAATCCATAGATAATTGCATACACAAGCAAGTCATTTCCAGATAGGTGTAGCTTTGATACCATCCATCTTGAAACTGTAAAATAATTATTACTGCTCATAAAGTCCCCTAGAAAACAAAAAGCCTTAACCAACTATTCCCCCTTTCGGGTCTCCACGGAATAGTCAATTAAGGCTGTACATTTGCCATTCGACAAATGGGAAGAGTGGAGATTTCTTCTCATCTGTCAAACCTAATAGTATAATAGCATATAACCTTGGTCATAGCAACTCGTTTTGGTAGATTGTTTCTTGAATAACTTCCGGTGCAAATAAATCCTGTTGGCTTACATGGCTATGATACCGCTTCTCCTGTGCTTCCCAATAATCTTTGTCTATTTCGCAACCTTCAAAGTCAAAGCCCATATCATGGCAAGCTATCCTTATTGAGCCGCTTCCAATGTGAGAGTCAAAGATTTTGTCGTTCGGTTTGGCGTAGTTTTTGAGAAGCCACTTGTAGAGGGCTACTGGTTTTTGAGTTGGGTGGATTTTATCTCCATCAACACTAGCACATTTGTGGATCTGGTATCTAAAAACCTTTGCTGGTTTTTTCCATTCATTCATAGAAACCCACGCAAGTTCAGCAGATGCAAAATTATCTACAGTTTGCATTTTATCCCATACACAAAAATACTCACTTTCTGGTAATGTAAAATTGTTAGCACCCCATATAATCTGCTCTTTACTTATTCTAAAAAGTTCATCCAAATAATCTTGCGTTGGTTTTACCGAGTTCCATGATTTTGCAGAATCAACCATCTTTGACATGGAACGCCTAAACTTTGAGTTAGGATCTCGGTGTTCTTCTACGCTTAACCGTCTTATTCCATACGGAGGGTCAATAATCGCCAACTCGTAGTATTTATCTGGGATACCCTTCATAAATTCCATGCAATCAATCAAGTGTACTGTATTCATAATATCTCCTTTTCTTGTTGTGATAACAACAACCAGTTCTCTTTGATTCTCAATAATTCTTCTTTAATCACTTCTCGGATGATTATAGCCTTCCCTTCTCTGCGCCTAATGAAATAAAATATACCATCATGACGCATAAGTATTGACGCTATTTCCCATTTATAACCATTGTAATATATCATAAGTCAATCTTCCCGTTGTGCAATAATCGGTGACAGTGCTTGCACAACCATGTTACATCAAGAGGTCGTGAGTAGTCGGTGTGGTGCGCTTCGGTCTTTGTTGCCCCACATATCGCACAAGGCTTAGGCACAAGCGTTCCGTTGCGCTTTGCGTCCCTTACCGCCTGTTCCGCCCTGTAGCGTTCGGGGTGGGTCTTGTAGTAGTGTTTGTTCCAAGATTTC